AACGGCCTGCGCGTCATGGAGCATGACCAGTTCTACAAGAACAAGCCGAAGAACGTGGCCCGCATCGCCTCCAACCGGGTCTGGTCGTACGAGATCACCGAGCACGCCAGTGGCTGGATTTACCTGAAGTACGTCATGGGAGCCGAGAGCGGCGAGAACCTGTGTGATGTGCTGATCGACGCCATGCAGGAGCGCGGTGGCAACGACATTCTGCACGGCGTGCCGAAGATTCTGATGATGGACCCAGGTTCTGCCAACACCTCGGCCATGGCCAGGAACCTTTGCCGTGCGCTGCGCATCCGCGTCATCGTTCACAAGCCCGGTGCCGCGCGGGTGACTGGCCAGGTGGAGAACGCCCGGAACCTTATCGAGCGCAAGTTCGAGGCGGGACTGCGCTTCCAGCCTGTCGCCGATCTGGACGAACTGAACGCTGCCGCCAAGACCTGGCGCGCGTGGTTCAACGCCGCGAAGAAGCACTCCCGCCATGGGATGACCCGCTCGGAGGCCTGGATGCGCATCCGTGAGCACCAGTTGGTGAAAGCGCCCAGCGTCGAAGTATGCCGCCAGTTGGCAATCGCCGAGCCGGAGAGCCGCAAGGTCACCAGCAAGCTGCGCGTCAGCTTCCAGGGAACTGAATACGACGTCTCGGTCGTACCTGGCGTGATGATCGGCGAGAAGCTGATGATCACCCGCAACCCCTGGCAAAGCGATGCCGCCCAGGCGATCACTTTCGACCAGGACGGCCATGAAGTCTTCCACGTCATTCCGAGGATCGAGGAAGACGAGTTCGGCTTCGACGTGCGGGCACCCATGATTGGCGAGGACTTCCGGCAGCATGCGGAGACGCCTGCGCAGAAAGCCCGCAAGGAAGCGGCCCGGCTGGCCATGGGCGTCGATACCGATGCCGAAGAGCAGGCCGCACGCAAGGCCAAGGCCATTCCGTTCGGCGGGAGGCTGAAGCCCTACCAGCATATCGAAGACGCTCAGTTGCCGACCTTCATGCCACGCAAGGGCAGCGAGCTGCAGCTCGACGTGACACTGCCCACCGTCGAGAGCACGCCACTGAGTCACCCGGCAGCCGCCAAGATCCTCCGGGCACGCCTGGATGGCGTCTGGAGTCCCGAGTCGATGCTCTGGCTCAAGTCCAACTACCCCGACGGGGTGCTGGAGGACCAGCTCGACAGCATCGTCGAGCAGTTGCAGGCGGCGCCCAGCCGGCCCGCGCTGCGCGTTGTGGGAGGTAACTCGTAATGCTGAAGCTCAAGGAAGTCCTGGCCAGCCTCGGCAAGCCGCAGACCGATCTGGCCCGTGCGGTCGATCTCAGTCCGGCGGCGATCGCTCAACTGATCAACCACAGCCAGTGGCCGAAATCGCTGGACCAGCAGCAACTGGCCTGGCGGATCACCGAATACCTGATGGCTCAGGGCGCGCAGTTCGACACCGTGCGCCAGGCCTTCGACGAAGTGGGGCCCCGGCGCGCCAACGCCGGGGCCCCTGCAACCCCCGAAGACGCTCAAGAAAACGAGGAGTGCGAACCCATGCTAATGCGCAAACAGGTATTGCTGCCAGCCACGAAGAAGGCTTTCGACATCCGTCGCGACCCCTTCGACGAACTGCACAGCGCCGACGACATCTTCATCAACGCTGATATCCGCTATGTTCGCGAGGCGATGCACCAGGTCGCTATGCACGATGGTTTCCTGGCAGTGATCGGCGAGTCAGGGGCGGGCAAGTCCACCTTGCGCCGAGATCTGGAGCATCGCCTGGAAGGCAGCCCGGTGACGGTCATTCAGCCATACGTGCTGGGGATGGAAGACAACGACACCAAGGGCAAGCCCCTCAAGAGCGAGCATATCGCCGAGGCCATCCTGGCGGAGATCGCGCCAGACCAAACGCCGCGGAACAGCTCGCAGGCCCGCTGGGCGCAACTGCACAAGGCTCTGAAGGCCAGCCACACCGCAGGCTCGCGCCACCTGCTGATCATCGAGGAGGCACACAGCCTATCGACCCCGACGATCAAGCACCTCAAGCGCTACCGCGAACTCGAACTGGGCTACACGAAGCTGGTGTCGATCATCCTGATCGGTCAGCCCGAACTGCTCATCAAGTTGTCGCCGCGCAACGGCGAAGTCCGAGAGGTGGCCCAGCGCATCGAGATCGTCGAGTTGCCGCCGCTCACGGTCGGCGGGCTGGAACAGCACCTGGCGTTTCGTTTCGAGCGGGTTGGCAAGCCACTGAGCGATGTGATCGATGCATCCGGCCTGCAGGCCATCATCGAGAGGCTGGGGGGCGTCAAGGAAAACAAGCCCAGCCTGCTCTATCCCCTGGCCATCGGCAACCTGGTGAAGGCCGCTATGAACTATGCCGCGCTCGTCGGCGAGCCGCGCGTCACTGCTGACGTGGTTCGGGAGGCCTGACATGAACGTCGTACCGATCACTGGCCGCCTCCCTGAAGAGCAGCCGAAAGCTACCCATCTGCCGCTCTGCACAGTACTGACGCCAGAGCTGGCCCGCTGCCTGGAAGCAGTCAACAGCGCCACCCGCGCCTTGCGCCAGGCCGGCATTCCGATTGAGCAGACGTCGGTGCTCGATCGCCGCCTGTTTATCCGCGAAGAGGATTCGCTGCGGCTGCACCGCCGCTTCCGCAACGCCATCCGCGGCATTCGCCAGACCACTCGCGGGCTGGTCACCGTCCATGTCGTCAGCCTGCTCGGTGTTGACGTGGCCTGGACGACCCCGGTGAAGGAGCAGGACCAATGAGCAGCTTTCCGGTAACCGTAAAGAAGCTGGCTGGTCGCCTACACACCGTTGCGCGCCATTTGGATCTGGAACCGGATGAAGTCGAGCTGTTCGCCAGCATTCAGGGTGTGCGCGTTCCGCTGCTCAACACGACGTTCCAGGTCGACGACGACGGAACGCTCTTGTTCCTGGGTGGATTCGACGGATTCCTTGACGAGCTGAGGGCGCAGGTAAAGGAGGCCGAGCAAAACTTGGTCACGGAGTGCAACCGGTACAACGACCTCTGGCTCCAGTTCGATCAACTGCGAGCCAGCAGCGACCGGCTCTGCAACGAGCTGGCTGTGATGTGCGAAGCACAACTCGTCGGAGATCACAACTTGGTCATGCGCAAGGTCGAGCAGTTCACCGACCGCTACCGCGAGAACTTTAAGCAGGCCGCGGCCAACGGGAGGGTGCACTGATGAACAAAGGCACAAAGCGGAACCAGTGCGACGGCTGCCAGGCCGGCGTGCCGCTGGAGAACGGCAAGCACCGAATGGGACGTCCTGGTGGCTACCCCGACCTCATGAGCTGCACAGCCCATCTCTATGGGGCGCCGCAAGTACAGCCTGTGGCATGGGCCATTTTCGACGGCGCCTGGATCTCGGACCACACGGCTGATCCAAACCGAGCGGAGCAATGGGCTGAGGATGGCAAGAACGTGATCGCTCTTTTCGCGATGCCGGTCCAGCAGCCGGTATCTGCTTTCGCTCGGGATGTGCTGGCAGAACGGCAGCGGCAGATCCGACAGGAAGGCTTCAGCCCCGACCATGACGCTGAGCACCGAGGCGGTGAACTAGCGCTGGCTGCTACCTGCTACGCCGACGAAGCCGTTACGCAGATCTGCCAGCCAGAACGAGAACCGTGCCTGACGCAACTGGTGCCGGGCTGGTGGCCGTTCGAGCCATCCTGGTGGAAACCCAGCCTGGACGCTCGAAAGAACCTAGTGAAGGCCACGGCGCTGCTCCTCGCACAGGGTGACGCGCTCGACCTGCAGATTGATACCGAGCTGGAGGGACGTCCCCATGGCTGATGTTCTGGAAATCGACTGCCCCGCGTGCAGCACTCCGTACCCCGAAATCACCGCAGGCTCTGCAGCTCATGACCCGAGCCTGATCGAGCTGGTGATCACCTGCAGCAACTGCGGACACATCCTGAATGCGTTCGTCTCCCTGGCTGAGATGAGCGTTGTACCGAATCCCGAAGAGGAAACCTCCCATGGCTGAACAAACAGTGCATGTTCCCGCCGGCTACCGCATGGACGCCAAGGGGCGCCTGGTACCTGAAGAAATGATCAAGCCCATTGACCTGGAGCGCGACCGCCTTGTGCAGGAGATCGTTGCCAAGGGGAAGGCTCTGAACAAGGCGTTGCTGGATTTCAAACTGGCAACATTCGGCGATATCGAAGCCTTCATCACCCTGTCGGCCGAGCAGTACCAGGCGAAGGTAGGAGGCAAGAAGGGCAACGCCTCTCTGGTCAGCTTCGACGGTCGCTACAAGGTCATTCGGGCCATGGCCGACAACATCGCCTTCGACGAGCGCCTGCAGGCGGCCAAGGCGCTGATCGACGAGTGCCTCCACGAATGGACGGAAGGTGCTCGCGCGGAGGTCATCACGCTGATCAACGATGCGTTCCGCGTGGACCAAGCTGGGAACATCCGTACCGGCAGCGTGCTTGCCCTGCGCCGCCTGCAGATCGATGACGAACGTTGGCAGCGTGCAATGCAGGCCATCGGCGAGGCTGTCCAGGTCGTGAGCACCAAGGCGTACGTGCGTATCCAGGAGCGGGTCGGGGACACCGACCAGTACCGCTCCATTCCTCTTGATATCGCGGGGGTGTGAGATGGCCAAAGAGATCAACATCGACACCATCATGTCGCAGGCCCAGGTCTTCGCCAGCGCCTGGTCGCTGGTCGGGGGCACATTCGACGACGGCCACGCCATCGAGAATGCGGAGGAAGCCAAGGCTAAATTGCGCGAGATGCTGGAAGACTTCTGCTCAAACACTGACCTGCAGCGCGTGGCCGAGTTGCTCGTTTCCTGGCACCAGAGAGGCATAGGCAATATTGACCAGGTTCTGAGCGCGCCGTCAGGGATGGAAATCCACCTGGGTGACGATCCGATCGTGCTGAGCGGCCCGAGGGCTATAGGGTTTCGAATGGGTCTGCAGGTCGCTCGCCTCTGGCTTGGCGAACTGCCGCTGTCTCTCAGTACGAACGAGCCGGTAGAGGAGGTGTGAAGTGGCTAGCAATCTCGAAGTAGTCACCCAACTGATGGAGTACTCGCGCTCAGGTCCATTGATGCAAGTGATGATTTTCCAGGCCCTGGACCAGTTCAGCAGCGGCGTTCTGGCCAGCCCGGAGGGTTCCTTGCGCAATGCCATTGTCTCGGAAGAGGCTTGGAGAGCTTGCGCGAAGGAAATCCAGCAGACCCTTTCCAAGCACTTGCTGGAGCAATGACATGGAGCGCTACCACTCAACGGCCGGCGATCCACCTCGGCGTGATGCTGACGTAAAGCGGCAGGAGGCCCAGGAGCTGGACGAACTGGTTCAGCAGTTCTTGGCCGGCGGCGGGCAGATCGAGAAAGTCGGGTACAAGATGCGCGAGCTGCCGGACACTTTCGTCATCAACCCCATGAGGACGCCGGTATACAACGGTGCCCTGGCCGAGAACTCGTCGCTCAAAGCCAAGCCTGCCGCACCGCGCGCGCAAGCAAAGACCGAGCCCCAACGCTCACCAGCGCCCGTGCCGGCTTTGCAGCCGGCTCCTGGCGTGAACCCGAAGGTCTGGTTGAGCCGGATGATCGCCGCCCAGGCGCTGCTGGCCGCGCAGACGGCCAGGCTCGCTCGCGAATTGGGCGTCAGCGATGCTGAGCTGCGCCGGCTGGGGCGTCGGCATGGCATGGAGGTGTTCCATGGCACTCGCTAGGGGGCTGCTCAGCAAGATCCACATCGCTCGTCAGCAGCTCGGCCTGCAGGACGATGTCTATCGGCAGAAACTGCAGGTGATGTTCGGCAAGGGATCGGCGCGGGATCTCAACCTGCGCCAGGCCGAGCAGTTGCTGACGGAGTTCAAGCGCCTGGGCTGGCAACCACAGCCCAGCAAGCGAGCAGCCGGCAAGCCGCACAATTGGCGGCAACTGCCAGCGGAGGTCGAGGTGATCGAGGCTCAACTCACCAACATGGGGCTGCCTTGGAGCTACGCCGATGCGATCGCCAAACGCCAGTTTGGCGTAGCCAAAGTGGCCTGGCTGAAGAAGCCTGAACAGCTCAAAGCAGTGTTGGCTGCCCTGCATGTTGAGCAGGAGAAGCGCGGGCTTTTGGGTAACGTGGAGGAACTGCTCAAGCTGCTCGGCGAGCATGATCCAAACTGGAGGGCGGATCTGGAACACCTGCCCAAAGGCTGGGAGCGGCGACGTCCAATTCTCAAGAGCCTGGTCGAAACACTGCGTGCAGCAGCGTCTGCTCGGGGGCTCTTGTAATGCAATTGCAGTGCCCCTGCTGCGGCGAGCAGTTTCCTGTAGAGGCCGGGTTCGCAGATACCGACGGCAAGAGGCTGGCGGCGCTGTTTGCCGGCCTCGATCCGAAACTGGGCCGCGCAATACTCAATTACCTACGCCTGTTCAGTCCAGCCAAGCGAGGCCTACGCATGACGCGCGCCATAAAGCTTGTGGAGGAACTACTCAACCTGGTCAATACAGGCACAGTGCAAAAGGATGCCCGCTCCAACGACACCAAGCCGGCTTCGCCGCGTCTATGGACCACCGGCATCGAGCAGATGATCACCGGCCGCGAGCGCCTGCAACTGCCGCTTGAGAACCACAACTACCTGCGCGCGGTGGTGTGGGGCCTGGCCAGTGATCCAGCGCAGGCTCTGGCCGCTTCCTCAAAGCGGCCGCAGGCCGGTGGACCCAGCACCCAGCAATTGCTCCAAGACCAAGTCGGTCGAATTCAGTCCGATATCGTGTTGGGGTTGATTACTAAAGAGGATGGAGAGCGCCAGATCGCGGCGCTGAAGGGGGGAGCATGAAGCAGAGTTCGATTCTGGCGGAAACTCGCCATGAGCTGCTGGACGACATTGCGGCACATACAGCAACAGTACTGTCTGAACATGGTATTGACGCTGGCCTGGCTGAACAGGCCGGCCACGCGGTAGCTGACCATCTGGCGAACCAGTGGCGTGGCGCCACGCTGTACATCCCCTCCGACTATCGCCACCAGGTTACCAAGCGTGATCTCCAGATACTCTCCGAGTTCAACGGACGAAACCATCACGCCCTGGCCCGGAAGTACGGACTGACGCCCAGCTCTATATATAAGCTGTTAAAGCGTATTCAGGATCGGAAGTTCGAACGTGACCAGGGCAAACTGGACCTCGGCGACGGCCTGGCCTGA